TATAAGCCCGTACCAAGAGTTATACCATTATTAAAAATAGCTTCTGCTTGAGCCATTCCATTGCCATAAATTTTTCTTCCGTTTGTATAAATGCCTGTTGTTGTATTGGCTAATCTTATATTTGCAGAAATGTTAGAACCTGATCTCCTAATGTTTATAGAAGAATTTGAACTAAACAAACCACCATAATTATAAACTCTTAAATTGTATCGAGATAATAGAGGATCATTGTTTGCAGTTAATAAAGTTAATGATTCTACATTTGCAGCAAAATTTGAATTTTCAAAAGTTCCTTGATAAACTATATCTCCTTTTTTTGGTAAGAAAGAAATATTTTCTATCAACATATCCTGTATTCTCAAAGATATGTTTGGTGAAGTAACATAATTTAGTCCTTCTTCAGTTAACTCTACTGTTAATACTTGACCGTATGGTGAACCATCAACTTTAAATTGAGCATCATTACCAACCAAACCATTTAGTGAAAGTACTGCACCTGATCCAGTATTACTAGAAACCACTAGTGTAGGCAGAGCTCTTTCATATCCCATTCCACCTAAAGGATAAATTCTTTCACCTTCAGGATCATCAGAGTAATCTATGTTGGTAATTGTTCCAGAACTAGTTGAAACTCCAGTTACAGTTGCATATGCACCAAAACCTGATCCACCAACAAATTCTATTTTATCACCTAAATTATAATTAAAACCTCCGTTGACAATAACTATTGGAGGCAAAACACCCATCGAAGGTAGTGTAGCTCTTTGTTCTTGATCTGTCGCATAAAATCCAACAGCACTAGCAATTGTTGAACCGTCATATCCTGTTCCAGGAGAAGTAATTGTTGTTTCAGATATACCAAAAGTTTTAAGAACAGGAAAAGTAAATGCTTCAACTAACCTTGTGTTTGCATTTGCATTAACTAAATTTGCAAAACCATATTCACTATTGCCTATAGGATTTGCACCCCAACTAAATGTGGTGTTTCCCAAAGCAATGTTTGCTTTAGGTCCTATTGTATCTTTTGGTACATAATAAACATAGTATGGTTCATTTGTAAATTTTGTAACTATATTTCTGGCGCCTGATCCAACACCACTCGATGTTTTCAAATTAATTTCAGTAAAGCTTCCTGGTCTGTATCCATGGCCTGCATATAGTGCTGTAGTGCCTTTAATACTTGCACTTGTTACTGAAGATATAAATCCGTTGGCACCTATTGGTTCTTCAACATCTGGATCTAAACCACCGTAAAATACTACGGGATCTCCAATATCATACGAACTTCCACCTCTAATAATTTTAACTCCAGATAGTAACCCAACAATTCTAGCTCTAGGATTTACACCATCTATTGAGAAATTTTCTCCATGCACATCAACAACTCTTACAAATTCTCCAGATTCAAAATTTCTTAATATATTTGATAGAATAATTTTAATATTAAAATTGTCTTCTACGACATTTTGTATTGTTGCGTAGGCTTTAGATTCTTCACCAAATATCTTATAACCTGAACATTGTTTCCATTTTTTATCAGATGTTGCAAGTTTTAAAGACCTTGTTGAAATCCATTTACCATCAGATGCTTTTAGAATATAATCTTTTGTGTTAAAAATATTAACATCTGAATTATAAAGAACTCTAAACAGAAATTTAAAAGAATTTGGAATACCTTTTGAACGGTACAATTCTTTTGCTATTTTAATTAATCTTCTTTCATCAACTAAAGCGTCTTTTGGAAAAAAAGACATAAATTCATTTCTAAAATATTCTAAAAAATCAGTTAGAGTTGTGTCAACATCTGAATATTTTAAAATATTTTTTGAATCGTAGATAACACCTCTATTTTGTTCCATCCACTCATAATAAGATTTTAAGAACAAAATAAAATTAGAATAATCCTCACTACCACGAATAAATTCTGGTAGTTGTTCTGGTATTAAAATTGATGTTTTATTGTCTGACATTATTTTGCAGTAACATTAACTGTTATTGAATATGGATCTAATTCATCTAAAGTTATGATCCTGTCAAATGTTGATGAAACAATTCTTTTTGATGGATAAGCATTTATTCTTACAAGCCCGTCATTGCTATTTAAACTTGTAGGAGCAAAATTTTTCAAAACAACAATACCATTAGTATAATCAATAGTTCCTGCGTTGGTTGCATCATCAGAAATAGTTAAAATATTTTTAATTTCATCTTTATAATAATATGTTTGTAGAGTTCCAGGATAATCTTCAGATTCTTCAAAGAATACATTTTCATAGAAAGTAACATTACTATCATATTGAGAAAAAGAAGGTGATATTCTTAAAGCTTTTTCTCCTAAACTTCTTTCTAAAACATTTCCAAATTTTACTGTATAGTCTAAACTATTGTTAAATACTGGAATTATTCTTTTCTGCAAATATAAATCAAAATCTACTGCAAGTATCGAAGAATTTAATGATTTGATGTATGTTATTAAATCACTAAGAATAAAGACAGAATTAAAAGTATTCAAATTTTGATTTGAAAAAGTTACAACACCATTTCTGACTAAAGTTTTAATTTGTGCAGAAGTTAAAGTTGTTTTTGATGGATCATATAAAACATCTGCTGTCAGAATTAAATAAACATAATCAACATCAACAATTTCAGGAGAAACTGTTACAACAGATACCGGTTTAATTACATCTTCAACTAATATTTGTTTTTGATAATCCGTTAAAAGATATTCACCTACAGGTTTTACAGCAACAAATATTTTACCGTATTTTGGTGGATCATTTTCTTCTCCACCCCAAACAGAAACAGACTGTACCGGAATATTAAATTTATTTGTTTGTATAATTGTTATATAATCATCTTTTGTTACCGCTCTATTTTGTGCAGCAAAAGATTTTGGTGCTTGAAATTTGATTGAATCTAAAGTTTCTCTATTAGAACCAAAAGAAGCTTTCTGTAAAGGTGTTATTGTTGGATTACCATAACCGCTTACACTTTGCGTTAGTGTAAAATTATTTGCACCTCTAGACGAAATTCCTCTAGTCACAATGTAAGATATGTAAACAATGTTTCCGTTGTCTAAAGTTTTACCTAATATACCATCTCCAAACTGAATTTCATATCTTCCATCAGTACTTTCTTGTAAGAAAAAGACAGCACTCTCATCATTAATTGTTAAGTAGTTCGTTGCCAAAGTAAAAGTTTCTGTTGAATTGTCTGCTACTGATTTTTGAACTATAACTGATATTGTTGAAGTATCAACAGTAACTTCTGGTATTCTAAACATCAATTTTGGATTTTGAGTTTTATCAACAGTATATGTTATTCTAGTTGGTATACCTTGTTTCAATTCTACGTTTGTGAAAGACGCAGAATTATTTGATGTGTTTACAGTAGAATCATCAACTGTCACAAAATTATAGTTAACACCATCTATTGCTTCAGATAGAAAGTTTGTAAATTTAGGCAAAGTTAAAGAATTTTCTTGAACATTGTTGAAAGTTATATTAACTTTAGCCGTAGGTGCGGTAAAAGACTGTGGTGTGTACCCTAAAAGTTTTGCGTGAGAAATTACTGAAGCTCTTTGTATTGCCGTATCCAAAAACATTTCATTTGCTACCATGTTTAAATAGTAGGCATTATACTGTGTATTATACGCTAGAAGGTCTATCAGAGTAGCTAAAGCCGAACCTTCATAATTATAATCGTTCAGTATATTTTGTGATTTTAGGTAAGTTTTTAGATTTTGTTTGATAGTGTCAAAATCTAAATCAGTTATTCTTATTTCTGAATTAGCGCCAGCCATTTTATCTATTTCTTTCTAAAATAAGTTGTACGTCTATTGGGTCTGTTGAATTTTCCATATAAAAAGACAAACTCAAAGCATACGCATTTTTATCTGGTTGTGGACTAACATCCAAACTTTTTATTATTGCTCTAGGCTCATATTTTTCTATCAAAGATCTACATTCTTTTTCTAAAGCTATACTAGTCAAAGGTGATATCAACTCAAATAAAAGTGCGTCAAGGTTAGATCCTAAGTCAGGATTAAAAGGTCTTTCAAATTTTCTGGTTGATAATAGATTACGAATTGATCTAAGAACAGCTTTTTCGTTATAACTTAAAGCAATATCTTTGGTTACCGGTTTTTTGGTAAAGGTAAAGTCTATGTCTGAGTATATTTTCGTGGCCATGTACTATTTATTACTCTATTCTGGTAAGTAATTTGTCTGAACCAACGTGGTCCGTCAATAAAGCTGATTCGGAGTT